ACGGCAACTCTGAGTACGAGAACGGCAGACTCACTTTAGAACACGAAGGCGAAATGGATTGTGACTATCGCTGGGAGAAGTGGGGGGAGTGTGCTGAGTGGTGCGAACAATGTGGTGTTTGTGATTGCGAAGTTTGTAATTGCGAGTATCGCTCACAACAAACGCTTTGTGAAAGATGTAATGACGGCGAACATGGACAACTAAAAGGAGAAACAGATGAACCAACGACAGACTGACATAGTTAAAGGACTTACTCTTGCAAATGAGTTTCTAAAGATTCTTCGTGCGTTTAAGGTGGAACAAGCACATGAGAATCCAATTCCGTTTGAGGTAACTCATTCATTAGCAAACGCTCAATTAAATCTCGTAATGGAGAAATACAATTCAGACCCCGAAGATTTAATTTGGGGTCTTGTGCAGGTTGTTGAGATGTTCCTAAAACTAACTGACACAGACCCCGAAGATTTATCGGGCGCACTAGACCAATTCATTCGCTTCATTGAAGAACAGGAAAACGACAAATGAAAAAAGTAAAAGTAAAAACACTTCCTTCATCACAACCAAAGAGAGCGACTAACAATCCTGTCTTCAATCTCAAAGTGCCAACACCACGCGACATTGACCAAACTCCATGTCAAAAGAATGACCCTGAGATTTGGTTTCCTAGTGGAGAGAACCTTCCTGAAGACACCGAGAAGATAAAAACTGCTAAATCACTATGCGCTCAATGCCACGAAACAACTAAGTGCCTTTCATTCGCATTATCGAATCGGATTCGTTATGGGATTTGGGGTGGCACTACTGAATCAGAACGACAGACACTTATTCGTAGAGCAGAACGGAGTAAAACTAAATGACACCTACCTACACAGTTCGCGTATCTCTTAACTCAGTTACTTATGAAGTGACGGCAGATGATGAAGAACAAGCAATCGAGAAAGCCCACGAGTTTATCTTGGAAGAATCAACTTACGATTTAGCAAAGTGGGCAGACTATGAAGTAAGTATTGAAGAGTGTGATGTCTGCGAAGCACCTGACGGAACACCTCATTGTGATTGTGGTCAATGTGATTGTGGCGAAGACACAGAAGGGAATGAATCATGAAGTGTAACGATTGTGGCGCAAAAGTTACTTACGAGAGTATGACGGAAGAAGGCAACTGGTCATGCTCTGATTGTGGTTGGGATACAGGGGTGAGTGACTAATGGTTAATACATTCCTTCCGTATCCCGACTTTGTTCAATCTGCACAAGCACTCGATTACAAACGACTTGGCAAACAACGAGTAGAAGCGTGGCAGATACTTCGTGCGCTTCGTGGAGAGACAAAAGGTTGGCGTAATCACCCAGCAACTAACTTGTGGCGTGGTCACGAGAAGTTACTTTGTGAATACGGAATCGCAGTCTGTGATGAATGGATTGCTCGTGGTTACAAAGACACAATGCGTGAGAGATTCGTTGCAATACATTCGACTTACCCTGATTGTGAAATACCAAAATGGTTTGGTAATACAAACTTTCATAATTCACATCAGAGTAATCTCAATCGCAAAGATTCGACTTACTATCACTTCAACATCACAAACGATTTACCTTATTTGTGGTTCGACAATGAAACAGAACAACTCTATGAAAAGGAATCAAAGTGACCGAGAAATCAGAATGGCTAACAAACGAACAGGTAAGTGAGTTACTGGGGTTGAAGTATTCAACTCTCTACACTTATCGAAGAAGGAACACTCTTCCTGAACCCGATACATACATTGGAAGAACTCCTGTATGGAATCGAAAGACAATCGAAGAATGGAAAAACAATCGCAGAGAAACTGAGATTGAGTTAATACCCGACCAACTAACAGAACAGGAAAACAAATCATGAGAATAAAATTAAATAAGGAATCAAATCCAAATACATCTTTTGTAATTGGTGTAATGAACAGTTATGAATTGAAATCAGGAATTGGAATTGGGTTCTCTTACTTCAATGACGGAACTTTAGATTTTGGATTCGTAATTGGTAAGAGTTACTTCAATCTTGAACTATTGTGGGGAAGAGCAGAAGAACTCTCTTACTATGAAGAAGAAGATGAAGCCGAACAGGAACTTGAAGACTGGCTTGGTGAATTAGCAGAACAGGAAAGACAGAAGAACTAACACATAGCGGAATAACTCAACTCTTCTAAGTTACTTGGTCACTACCTAGACCCTCATTCCCGATACGGAATGGGGGTCTTTTTTATGCCCTCTAAGTTACTGACCAGTAGAGGGGCTTGCGATTTGCGCTAGATGTTACTGGTGGGTAACTTACTGGTTGTTACTAGCCAGTAACTTACTCGCCAGTAGAGGGGGCGTTTTATGGCGTATGTCGTTCAGCGTGGGTCACGATTTACAGGCTATTACCGCATGGGCAAAAAACGCCTGTCTGCTGGCACATGGGGCAGTTTCAAGGAAGCCCAGTATCAGGCACTACGCATGGAGAATGGGGCTTCTGAGGGGCTTTCAAGGGCTAATTTGACCCTCTCTGAGTATGCCGATAAATGGCTTCAGAGGGCTGAATTACTGCCTATCACGAAAAAGGGGTATGAATCCCTATGGAAGAGGTACTTAGCCCCTCAAATCGGCTCTAAACAGGTTTCTGAGGTATCCACGCTTGAAGTGAGGGAATTGCTGGGCGAATTGAAGGCTCAGGGGGTAGGGGGCGCGACTCTCGCTCAAATCAAGGCGTGTCTAGGCTCTCTCTACAAATGGTTACAAGAGGGGCAAATTACTCAAACCAACCCAACTAGGGGCATAAAGGTCAAAGTGGGCAAATCGGACATCTCCAATGTGGTCGAGCCTGACCAGTTCAAGAAGATTGTGACCCACCTACCAACAGAGGGTGCAAAGTTATTTGCAAAGTTCTTAGTTGCTTCAGGGGCGAGATTCGGTGAGGCAAGTGAGATTCGATTAAAAGATTTTAATTTCAATACAAAAGAAGTTTTTATTCAGAGGCGTGTCAGCGAGTTAGGCAAGAAGCACAACAAGGGAGAAAGATTCCTAGTCGTAGATGCCACTAAGTCGGGTTACAAGCGTGTAGTGGTGCTACCTGAAGCCCTACTACAAGAGATTCAAGCGTATGTCATGCTAAATCGCATAGGGAAAGACGACCTAGTGTTTGAGAAAAGCAAAGTCATACCAAAAGATAAACTAAAGAGTTCTCGTGGCACAGAAAAGTCTTCACGACCATTCGTGAAAGACGGAAAACTGTTCCAACATGGCACGCTCAGGGCTTACGCAAGTGGGTCTTGTAGGTGTGATGAGTGTAAGGCGATAGTTCGAGAGTATCGAAGGTCGCAAAGAGCAAAGTCATACCAAAAGGGTGAGGTCATACCAAAAGAACCGAGCCACTTGCCACGAGATACATGGAGAACCATTTGGAACAAAGCAATAGCCAAATCAGGCATGGGTTGGAGTCCAAGAACTCACGATTTGCGTCACGCAAACGCAACGCAGTTACTTAAAAACGGCGTTGATGTGCATGAAGTAAAAGAGCGATTGGGTCACCAGTCCATCAAAACTACCGAACGCTATCTCCACCGCGTTCGTCACCAGAAATCAAAGGCGAGTGAAGTTGTCAATGACTTTCTGGGTTAGGAGAACTGATGAAACTAGAAACACAGAATCGGCTTGTAGTGCTAATTCTCAGCACCGCCTTCCTTTCGGGGTTGTTTGGTGTAGGCAGAGTTAGCCCAGCGTTTAGTCCAACACGGGCAGAGGCGTTGGTAGTGCAGGTCGAGCAAGAGTCCAGCGACAAGTTGCTTGTTAAGTTCGAGAACTCTCACAAGTTGAGTGACCTAGAACTAGTAGCCCTATTGAAAGCAGTAGGGTTCGAAGGCAAAGCATTACGAGAAGCATGGGCAGTTGCGAAGAAAGAATCGACAGGAAGACCGCTCGCGCACAATGGGAACGCCTCAACAGGCGACAACTCATACGGCTTGTTTCAAATAAACATGCTTGGAGAGTTGGGAGAAGAGCGTCGAAAGAAGTTTGGATTGGATTCCAATGCCGAACTGCTAAACCCTGTGGTTAATGCCCAAATCGCTTATCACATGAGCGGTGGGGGCGACAACTGGAGTGCGTGGAAGGGAATGACTCAGCGAACCAGAGAATGGATAGCAAAGTTCCCTGACACTAAACCAAAAGCCAAAGCAATAGCAAAAGGCAAAGGTAATAACTAAATAGGTAAAGCAATAGGTAAAGGCTAGTAAAGCAAAGTCTTACCAAAAGCAATACCAAGTGGAGTAGCCCTCTTGATTGGGGGTTACTCCACTAAGTTTTTGTTTATTAAAAACCTCACTTGTTCCATGACCTTAGTTCTTTTTGCAGTCAAATATCTTTCTTTTAATGGTTTGAAAGAAGAATATGTATTTGGAGCAGTACTAATTTCTTCTTCTATGTTTTTTAAAACAGTTGAGTTTATGTAACGTTTAAAAACAATTTTTTTATTAGTCATAAACTCTACATAAAATAAAGGGTCTCCTTCATTAAAGACCATTGTTCTAGAAGTTTTTGGTAAAAAGTAATTTAAATGATAAGGCCTATACCAAGAACCAATATCAAACTCTCCTGCAGTTAATATAGCCCCAGGTGCAGGAGTATGAGTGGGAAAATAAGGAGCAGTAAACTTAGCAATTAGGGGCTCATCAGCAACAAAGTTCCACGACAAATCTATGCTTATGTCATCGTAATTTTCGATAGAAGATGGTCTTGGTTTATAAGAATCAATTAAACAAGTTGAGTCTAGAGTGTCAAACATGACCTTATACTCATCAATGTTCTTAGGGATGTTTGCTTGAAAAGACACTTCATTATAAACAGCATAAACGTTCTTTAACAAAGAGGTTGTCGCTGGACATGCAAATATTGTTTTTGGACCGCTATCACTTACTTTTTGTTTTCTAAGTGCATTAAACACATGCACTGGTTCTGCATAAAGCAGAGTTCTAGAGAATGCCTCTGGGTTATAACCAGAGGCAGTCCAATAGATTGTTATTGTGTCTTTGTCCTTCACACGTTGTCCTTAATGAGTTTTATTTCGCAAGCATCGGTTGTGCAGTACGCTTCTCCGATTGCATCTGCTGCCATTCCAGCATACACTCCGCTGAAATCAATTGGAAAAACTTCCATTGTTGCTGCTTCATACGCTTCTTTAGTTGTTTGGGTGTACGGCATTTGGGGATAAACATGGTTGCCACTTGGTAAAAACGAGACTGTCTTTAACTGACCGTCATACATGTGCAACACAGTACCGATAGCAGAAGACTCTGTCTCTGGGTCAAAACTAATAGTGACACTTACAGAGTTGTCTGACCAGTATCTCTGGGCTGTAGCAGCAAGTGCCATTTTTTCATAAACACTTACCTCTTTCTCTGAACGTATAGCATCTGACTTTACAGGGAAGAATACGACAGAAGTTGTATCTGGAGATTCGTTTGCTGGTTCAACTTTGTAATTAGCCATTTTGAAGAGCGGCAACATAGGGTCATTGTTAGCAAAACGAATAGCACGCATGAAGTACTCGCCGCCAACAGACCAGTGAACTCCAGGAGATTCTCCAGCAAGAATAGAGACTGTTCCACTTGGCTTTACAGTCGTAGTCTTTATTGATTCACGAATACCCAACCACTCAGAATAGTTTTTATCGTAGTTTTGAATAATGGAATAACCTTTATCCATCCACTCACGTAAGGTTGGCAAACCTTTGTTATCTGCAAAGTTTGCGACTCCAGAGATAGATGTTCCAATGCGACGATTGCGCTGCATGATGGCGTTGGTCTCTTCCCAGTGAGTAGGAAGAAGCGTTACAGTCTTTGCATAGAGATATGCAAACTTTAGGGTGCGCAGGAAGTCTTCCAAGTTCTCGTGGCGATTTAAGTAGGTTTCAACCAAAGTACAGCACTCATACGATTCAAGAGACTGTTCGGCACAGGGGTTGTAGCCAGCAGCACGCCAATCTTTATTGTTTGCAGGGTCAGCAAGCCGACCGTACTTACGAGTAACATCCATCCAGATAACTCCA